ATTATTTCTATGGTGATGATGGAATTTCATCTGTCAAAGAATGTGTTAGTAATTTTTACAATTTTACGACCATTCGAGACACTCTCCGTTATCATGGAATTAATATAACCCCTAGTGATAAGGGCGAACTTGGGTATTCTTTACACAATGTCGCTCAGTTGACTTTTCTTAAAAATTCAATCGCTACCATGAACAATAGGTTTGTGGCTTTATTGGATCGGACAACTATTTTAGAAATGATTTATTGGATCTCAAAGAAGGTGCGCCGCGAAGAAGGAACTTTAGAGAATGTGAATACTGCACTTCGTTTTCTGTATTTTTATGGAAAAACCGAATTTAACAAATATCGGTGTGCTTTTATTCTTGCTCTTCAGCAAAAACTTGTGGCCCCAATTGACTTGCATACATACGAATATCTAGATGCCGTTTTCTCTAGAAATAATGATTTCGGAATATTTGGATCAGTAGTACCGTACACTCATCAGAAGCACACACCCAATCCGGGCACAACATCGCAAAGCGAATTTACCGTATCCCCTCAAGGTGTGCATTTAACCATGGAACCCATTACAGACTCAAACAATTCAAATGAAGAACAAAACACACAATCTGCCAATCTACCTGAAGGTCAGGGCTACGTTGAAAATCGCGTAGGAGCCATTACAGTAGATCAAACGAAAGCACAAGTTGCTGTTCCCAATTGGGGTTATGTTTCGCAGGATAATCAGCGAGCTATCACCCATATTGACAGCGCTTGGAATATGGAGGAGCTAATTGGTCGTTGGAACGTCGTTCAATCTGTACGATGGTCATCAACTGATGCAGTAGGAACAAATTTGACATTTTTGTCATTGCCCGCTGATATCTTGAATACTGCGGCTGCTGCAACACCATTTATTAACTTCCAATTGTCTCGATTTCAAATAACTCTTAAAATCCAGTCAAACTCGACGGCTTTTTATGATGGTATGCTGGTTGGATACGTCATACCTATGTTAGGTCATGACAATATTCCAGCTCGGTATAACCATAAAGCCGTACAAACATCTTTAAATCACGTCTTTATTGAAGCGAAGGAATCAACAACTGTAGAAATACAAATTCCTTTTACGTATATGCAGGATTATTACAACATTCAGCAATTGACGACTGGAGATGAATTCTCTATGGCAACTTTTGTTCTTGCCGTTTTTACACCGTTAAAGACCGCAGCGACATCTTCGCCTCATGTTGACCTAACGATTTATTCAAAGGTTGACAATCCAGAGTTTCATATTCCAGCTGTTATTGCTCCTCCTGCAGCTATGCGTATTCCACGTTTCCGCAAGAAACAAGTCAGAAAAGATAGTATTGAAGTGATCCCTTCTCCTGAAGATCGGAGAGCCGAACCCCGTTTTCGAGTTAAACCACAGGGATGGTTGTCGTTTGCTTCAAAAGCATTCGACAAAGTTCTAGATCGTATCAAGCCTGAAGAAATTGTGGCTGATGCGATTGGAAAA